AAGTATGGGCAGAGAATTTGTTATGTTACCAGAAGTTGGTGATACAGCTCTTAATAAGGTAAAAAAGTTTTGTGATTGGCTCAAGGATTATGGTTGGCATACTAATAGTAGCTGTGGTATTCATGTTCATACTGATGCATACTACTTAGGAGTAAATGAGTTAAAAGGTATATTATTAACTGTAAGAGCATTAGAGCCACTTATATATAGTATGTTACCTAAATCTAGATCAGAGTCAAGGTACTCAAAACCTATGGATTATATAGATTCTCAAGTTATATTAGATGTAAAAAGTATATCAGATTTATGTCAATTATGGTATGAAACAATGAATGATACTCACGCATCTTCTGAAAAATACAATGACTCAAGATATAGAGGTTTTAATTTGCACTCAAGATTTTTACATGGTACAATAGAATACAGATATCATCATGGAACTGTAAATCCTTATTATATTAATAATTGGATACTGTTCTGTCTTGCTATATCAGATTTTGGCACTACATTACTTTCTAAAAGTAAGAAGACAGTCAATCTCTTTGTAGACAGTTCTGCAAATAAATACACTGTTCTCTTAGAGGCTATGGGGATATCTAATCTTATCCCCTATGTAGAGGAAATGATAGACAGAAGTGCCTATCCATCTAACCAAATAAATAGCGAGGATGCAAATTGGAGCTCGCACGTGTAATAAAAGAATTTCTTAAAAACAAATAAACAAGGAGAAATGTATGTGTGGAATATTTGGATTCGCCAAACGTGAAGGATGGCAGTCTGAATCACAAATGGATAGAATAGATGATGTTATCAGCAATCTTACCTTTGAATCTGTAGTTAGAGGAAACCATTCAACTGGTTTTGCTATTGCTTCAAAGACTGATAAGCTGGTATATAAAACACTTAAACCTTCAGATGAACTTGTGTGCAGTGATGAGTGGCACAATGTTATTGATAAGGTTGATGTGAACACCACTGTTTTTCTCGGACACGTTAGATTTGCTACCACTGGAGCTAAAGTTAAAGAAAACGCTCACCCATTTGTTATGGGAAGTGTTATAGGAGCTCACAATGGTATTATCTATAATCATGAAGAGATTGCCAGTAAAATTGGTAAGAATGTCCAAGTTGATTCAGAAGTTATTTTTGGTCTGCTTAATAAAAAAAATAAGTACCAAGAGGTATTTGATTTAATTGAAGGTGATTATGCCTTAAGCTGGATTGATGATGACTATAAAGTGCTTAAGCTTATGCACGAAGAGGGTAGACCTCTTCATATAGCTTATTGGAAAAAAGCAAGATGTCTTTTCTGGGCATCAACTGCAGAAATACTAGAAACTGCATTCAAAGAAGCTGGTCTTAGTATAGAAGACAGTATCAATACTTTACCTGTAGATAAAGTATATGAATTTGATACTTCTAATTTCTGGAGTAAGCATGATGCTAAATTTACAGAAGTAAAAACCAATGTTAACTCTAGTTGGAGTAATTATGGCTCGTACGGTAGTTCATATGGTGGATATGGAGGATCAAACTATTTTAGTAGTGCCTCTGCATATTATTGTAAATTCTGTCAATCAACTACATATAAAGCTGATCGAATTTGTTATAAGTGTGTAGGTAAAACAACAGATACTCTTAATATGAATACCGATGGTAATTGGACTGCTGAGTGCTTAGAGTGTTTTAATGTAGAGAATTATGATAACCTAGTATACACAGGAAGTGGATATTTGTGTATACCTTGTAATACTCAGAACAGTAAGTATGTTAGCTCGTTTACTAGCCAATGTGATTATTGTGGAGACTATGAACCTGCACCAGATTTATATAGCCATGAAGGATATAAATTGTGTCAGAGTTGTTATGACGCTGATAAAAAAACATCTAAGAAGTCAAACCTTCCTGTTCCTACACATGGAGGTTTTGGTATATGAAGAAAGCTAATAAGAAAGCTGTATTTGTAGGTATAGCCGACAAGATACAGATTAAATCTAAAAGCTATGTAATGAGCATGCTCTATAAACGAGCAAGAAAAAATCCTTTTATGGCTGATAAGTCTTATGAGGAGTACCTTGATTACATAAAATCTCAAGTTAAGCTACTTGAGGGTGTTGATATCCAGGCTAATAATGAAGAAGAATTATATAATGCTCTTAAAAGCCTTGGTTGGCTTAAAGAGGTTAGTGTTCTTGCTATTTATATAATAACAGCTAATTATGGTATAGCATAGGAGTGTAAAATGCCAGCAGAAACAAATGTAGATACTACAGAAATAGAAGAAGAAGAAAAAGTTAAAACTTTCAAATGTTATGAATGTGAGAGTGAATTTGAAGAAGATGAAATGCAACATAATGATGATGGCGATTTATACTGTTATGATTGTTATTATGAGACTTATGGTACTTGTAGTGAGTGTGGCGTGGAGACTTCACACGATTACATTCAATTTGATGAACGGAGCGAAGAGTATTATTGCGATGGCTGCTTACCACATCATGGTGAAGATGTAGACCTCGACTCATACTATTCAAATGTAAATATAATAAGTCCAGATAATAATACCTATGTAGATAATAAGTTTGAAAGAGCTGTAGGTGTAGAAATAGAAACCACTGGGTTTGAACATAGTATAGATGATTTTGATTGCTCTGAATTTGACTTTAAAAAAGCATATGATGGGAGTGTGAATGCAAATAACTCAGAATACAAAGGTGTAGAATATATATCTAAACCTATGTCTGGAGATTACTTGTTCAAACAAATAGATAATATAGGTAACTATCTGTTAGATAATGATTTCGAAGTAAACAAATCCTGTGGATTACATATACATATAGATGCTAGAGATTTATTTTACGAGCAACTAAAAGGTATATTAATAGTAGCAAAAACATTTGAGGATATAATATTTAGAATGGTTCCTAAATCAAGAGAAAGATCTAGGTGGTGTCGCAAAGTACCTATGGCAAAGCATGAGATTACAAGAATAGATTCTAATTCTGATCTTATACAATCCTGGTACGAAAGTTCTGATACTTATCCAGAGTTGGATAAATATAATGACTCTAGATATCACGGATTAAACCTACATGCAAGAGTATATCTTGGAACTATTGAATTTAGATATCATTCTGGTACTAATAACCCTGAGAAGATAAAGAATTGGATTACTATATGTCAATCTATTGTAGCTAAAGGAATAGAGCTTGGTAATGAAATGGAACATAAAAAGACAGGATTTGAGTTTAGTAATGAAGCCGTGTGGCTAACATCAGTTGAAGAGAAGAATGTAACTATAAAAGATTTTATAAAAGTTCTTGGGCTTGAACAGCTACGTGGATATGTAATAAGAAGGATACATAAGTTTAATGGAGATAACTTAAATTTATTAGATGATAAAACTTTAATACAGGATTACTTAAATGCTGTATAATATATATAATATATATATAGTATATATGAACCAACGAACAAGAGGTATTAATAATATAAGCGTTAAACGACAGTTTGTCAAGTAAAAAATTATTTTATTTAATTGTTGATTCGTTTATACATAAGAGTTATATTTATTAGTAATAAATAGTTAAGAAAGGAACAGATGCCAGCAATAGGATTTAAATACCCAGACGGAGAACATATATCTTTTGAAGATGTATTTGAGAATGGGAAACTAGAACTTGAAAGAATGGGTATAGTTATGCCAATGTTAAAAGAGTTGGCTAAACAAAGAGACCCAGATAGGAAGCCATCGGTAACTGAATGTCTTATAGGGACTTGTGAGGCTTACCTTAAAAGAACAGAAGATTATTATATCGACCCACAAGAGCACGCATTTGCATTAGCAGGAACATTACATCACTCAAGACTTGAAGGTAATGCCGATAAAGACTTAGCTGAAATAGCTATGGAAGGTATGGATATAACTGGTATAGTCGATCTCTATGACGAAGATACTAAATCTCTTATAGACTACAAGAACGTAGGCTCTTATAAGGTTGCCCAGGTACTTGGATTAGATTTTTACTTAGAAGATGACCCAACTGGGGCTGTATACTTACGTAATGGAAAGTGGGGTAGCAAAGGAGAACCTAAGAAGGTAAAAAGATATTGGGCAAACCCTGAAAAAGCAGACCTTGGTGATTGGGAGTGGCAAATAAATTGTTATAGATACATGCTTGAGAAACAAGGTAAAGAAATAAATAATATGTATGTACAGATAACTGTACGTGATGGTGGTATACAAGCGTCAAGAGATAGAGGTGTTGAGCATAAGATATATCTAATAGATGTACCATATATACACAACGACCATATAGAAGAGAAGTTTACTACCAAAAGAGATGCATTGCTTGAAGCTATAAAACTTAGTAAGCTACCAGAAATGTGTAGCGAAGAAGAAACTTGGGGAGGCAAGAAGTGTAAAAGCTATTGTGATGCTAGAGATGTATGTCCATATATTAATAATAAATCTAAGGAGATAGATTTTGGATAATAAAAAAAATAAGATTGTCAAGGTAAAGGATTCTACTGTAAGGCAATCTCTTGTAAAAAAACATAAAGATATTTCTCAGCGAACTACACCTAAGGCTTACGTAAAAACGAGACCAGATGGTTTTGATTATGTAGAAGAAGCCTATATGCGTAATGAGTTGACAAAGGAATATCCTGGTTGGTCTTGGTCTCCAGCAGGAGATAATCCAGTGCAGTTTTTAGGAGCTGAATGGGTTATAGTCACTGGTGTATTAAGACTGGAAGATAATGGAATAATGAGGGAGTTCTTTTCCCCTGGCTCAGCAAGAGTTCAATTCAAAAGGGGTAAACCACACACCGCTGAATACGTTATTGATGTAGATAAAAATTTAGCAAGTGCTAATACTAACGGATTTAAACGTGCTATAAACAGACTTGGTAATATAGCTGATGATGTTTATAGAAAACAAGACCTTACTTTATCTGATGAAGATATAGAAAAGCTAGAGGAGAAAATGGAAGGACTTTCTGATGAATGGAAAGATAAGATAATGCAAAGCGTTTTAAATGGCGAGGTGGTTAGACCAGATTTGGAAAAAGTAATTAGTAGAATCGATCAATTAATAAAAGAAGAACAGGAGAATAAAAATGGCTGATGTCGGAACAATACTCGACAGTGCTAAGAGTCAAGACTCTTGGTATGACCCAAGGCAAGACTTCTCTGGTATTATGCCAGAAGGTGAGTACAAAGCTCACGTTAAGTCCTTAAATATAAAAAGAAATGTAAAAGTTAAAAACAAGTTTCTTTCAGATATTTATGAAGTGGTCTTTACTGTAGCCGAAGAGAATGTTGATATGGAATACCTAGACGACAAAGGAAATGATGTAACTGGAGCTGCTTTTGTCGGCAGGGACTTTCGTTCAAAAGGTTTCTTTAGATTTAAGAAGCCTAACAAAAAAGAATACCCTAATCTAAGCGAAAACATGGGTTCTAATAGGTCTTATATGGAACTTATTAATTCCTTTGGATTAACTATGGAAGAAGTTGACGGAAAGTTTTTTCTTCCAGAGTTAGACTCAAGTGATATAGAAGGTTTGCCTGTAGTAGCAAAAGTTTATCACGAAAAATGGACTACCTCTGATGGTGAAGAGAAAACGACAGCTAAAGCATCTATGATATTTAGTTGGGAAGATGGTGACAAAAAAGAAGATGAGTTACCTTTTTAGTTAGTTGTTAGTTAATAAGGGCTTGGATGCTCTGATATAAATCCTATCAAGATGGGCGAATAGGTCTCCTAACTTTTGTTATTTGTAGTTAGGTATGTTGCCATGCCTTTATCAGATATGTTACATTCAAGCCCTTTCTTAGAAAGAGGAACAAATGGTTTTTAAAAATATAGAAAATACAGATCTTATGCTAAAAAAAATAAGCATAAAAAAAACAGATGATATGAGCGAAAAAGATGTAGAAGATTTTTGTGAATGGGTCTGTGCAAAAGCAACAAGGCTTGGATTTGATGTGAGAGTTATAGATGAAGATAAAAAAGTGGATTGAAATAGAAAAGTTTATAACTGATCTTATGGGTTGGAAGGAAGGTATAAATGCTATGTGTGAAGCTCATAGAGAAGTAGCACCAAAAAAACCTATATACGAATTGAGTAAACGTGAAGATAAAAAAATTATATTTAGATTAAGAAAAAGATATTCACGGTACAGAGGTAAATCAGATATATGATATTTTTAACCTTAAGTAAGAAAGGCTTCCTTTTTTATGTGGAGTTGATAATTTTTAATCTGATGATTCAAAAGGTTGGTTTCTTTTATCCTCTGTGTCTGATGGGCTGAGGCTTTAGTATTAAACTAACCTCAGCCTTTTGTTTTATTAAAGGAGAATAGATGGCTAAGTTAAAAAAGAACAAAAAGAGTTATAAGGAATTGATAAAAGAAATAAAACTTCTTGAGTCAATAGTCTTATATTACAGAGATTACCTTGAAAGAATAGGATTGTTGATAGAAAATTACATAGAGATGAATAAAGATACTGAAAAATTAGTTAAATACATAGAAGAAAAAGGAAAGAAACTTGAAAATAAATGGAATGAAAAAACATAATTTTGATAGCAAATGCTCGTTATGTGATAAAGAAAAAGATAAGTACACTGCTATTCTATCAGCTACTCATAATTATATATTATGCCTAGCCTGTTATCCTAAGTATGATAAGTTGGATAACGTAGGAAAGAAATGGATGGAAGCAGAATTTATGAATGGTACTTCATTAGAAGATAGGTATAAGAAAGGAGAATAATATGGCTGAATTTTTTTTAGGATTGATATTAGGTTCAATCCTTACATTTATAGGTTTATATTGGTATTCTGAATGGAAATAAAAAAACTTAAAAAACAAGTTATGCTTTGTGGTCATAAAGAATATTACACTAAGCGTGAAATAGCAGAAGATATATGTATAAGCTGTGAAAAAATTCTTAGAAAAAAAGTAAGGAGGTATTACTATTCCAAGTAAAAGCAAAGCAAAAGGAAATAGATTCGAGAGATTGTGTGTTAAAATAGCTACATCTTTTGGATTAGAAGCTCAACGAGCTTGGGGTTCTGATGGTAGGTCTATGGGTGAACATCAAGAAGTTGATATTAAAATAGAACATTATAAAATACAATGTAAAACAAGAAAGAGGATAGCAGGATGGTTGAAACCAAGCAAGGAAGTGGATATACAGGTCGTAAAAGAGGACGCAGGGGAGGTTTTCGTGATCCAGCCTTTAGAGAAATGGTGCGAAATGGTGAAATCTCTCCAAGCGCAGAAATAACTCCAGAAAGTTTAATAAGGGTAAGTAGCTCTTCAGAAAATTCTGGTGTGATTGAGTATAGAAGAAAAAAATATGCTCAAATGGAGACACATATTAATTATTTCAGTGAAGATTGGTTTGACTTTGATGGGATTATAAAAGATGAAGATGAAAAGTCTCATAGAAAGCAAGCTGGAATGGCAAGTAAAATGTTTAAATGTGTTACATGTGATAGACCCTGGTCTCCAGGATTAAAAGTAAAATCAGAATATTACGATAAGTCTTTATTTCAGAACATACCTATGGAGAAAAAGACATGCCGAAAATGCGAAGATGTCCTACCTGTGGAAGCAGGTTAAAACACGAAGACTATACTAAAAGAATAGAAAAGAAAAGGCTGTCAAGAGATAAGATTACTCTTGAAGCTATAGATGATATGATTGAAAACACGTCATTCTATTTTGAGGTTACTGATTTAGATAGATATTCTTTTTTATCTGACGTAGAAGATATACAGGATATAGTTATTAGAAAAATGATCAGACAATACATACACGAAAAGTATTACAAGCGTGGGTATGGTCTTAAGTATCTCATAGGTATGATTAAAAATGAGAACTCAGCTTATGGATTAAAAAAAGAATATGAAAGGAAGTCACTTGACAGAATCCCACCAAAAATCGATTAACATATACAATGAGAATTGTATGAAAACAATGGGAAGAATGGAAGATAAATCTATTGACCTTATAATAACAGACCCACCTTATGGTATGAAGTTTAGAAGTAATCATAGAGCCAAGAGGTACGAGGGAATACATTGGGATGATAATCTCGACTGGGTTGAAGATTGGTCTTCTGAATCTTACAGGGTTTTAAAAGACAATACTAATATGTATGTGTTCTGCTCTTTCCACAATGTAGATATATTTAAGCAAGCTCTTCAAAGGGATTTTGCAATTAAAAATATATTAATATGGGAAAAGAATAATACAAGTATGGGTGATTTAAAAGGCGACTATGCCCCTAAATATGAAATGATATTGTTTGTTTCAAAGGGAAGAAGGTTATTGAATGGTGGTAGAGACCCTAACATATTTAAATTTGCAAGAACAGGAAACAAGTTGCATCCAACACAGAAACCAGTTGAGCTTATATCTTATCTTATTAGTAAAAGTTCTGATAAGAATGATTTAATATACGACCCATTCATTGGTTCTGGTACTACAGCTGAAGCTGCTTACACTAATGAAAGAAGATGTATAGGATCAGAAATAGATGATGCTTATTATGAAGTATCATTAACGAGGATTGAACACCTAGAAAGACAGGGTACATTGTTTGTTTAGTGAATCAACAGAGAAGTCATTACTTGCATCTGTAATAATGAAGCCTAACAATATAGACTTAGTGCAGAAGTGGATAGAAAAGCCAAGTGTATTTTATAATGATTTTCATAGAAACATATGGAAGACTATACTATCTTTAAATGATAAGAAAGAGGATATAGATATAGTTAGCGTTGTTCACAACTACCCACAAAAAAAATATGTTGGTAATCAGTTATCTTATGAGATAACTGCGATAGCTACTTCGGAAGCCACATCGTCAAGAGCAGAATACTATGCTAAGATGTTACACGGATATTGGCTTAGGCGAGAGCTTGGAGATTACTCTAAAAAACTTGGTGGTTTAACAGAAGATAACTCAAATGATATAAGTGATTTACTTAATGAATCACATACTCTTATAGGTAATCTTATAAAACTTCAACCAACAAAAGAGTTTAATATGGATGATCTCCTTGAAGAGACCAGGGAATCTATATTCAATAGAAAAACAAACATTAAAACTGGTATAAGTAAGTTTGATAAAGTTATATCTGGTATGACAAGAGGTGAGATAACTATTATAGCTGGTAGACCAGCAAATGGAAAGACTACAGTCGCAGCTAATATAGCTAGAAACCTTGTTATGAGTGGATATAGGGTTGCTATGTTTAATAGAGAAATGCCGAACACAGAAATGATGAAAAAGTTTATAGCTATGGAGGGAGATAATATATCTTATAGAAACTTAAGGCACGGCATACCATCTAGTAAAACAAAAGTGCATGAGGCTATGGATTTTATACATGATAACTATAAAGATAAACTTTATATGTATGACGATATAAGAACTTTAGCTGATAGCTTTCATGAAATTAAGAATATTAAACCAGATGTAGTTATAGATGACCACATAGGTCTTATAGAATACCCATCTAATGATAGAAGAGATTTAAGGCATAAGATAGGTGACACTACTAAGCAATATAAATGGTTAGCTAAAGCAGAAAACATGTGCGTATTACTTGTATCACAGTTAAATAGAAATATAGAATATAGAACAGATTCAGTTCCAAGATTATCTGACCTTGCTGAATCTGGAAATCTAGAGCAAGATGCTGAGATAGTAGCATTCACACACTACCCATATATATCAAGATATGGAGAAGAAGACACTGATGGTAGAATATGGACTGAAAATGAAATGCAGTTAGTAGTGTCTAAGAATAGATATGGAACTACAGGATCTGTTGAAGTAGGTTACGCTGGTGATAGTTGTAAATTGTTTGAAGATTTACAATCAGCTATAAGTCACGAAGAAAAAAAGAAACAATTTGAAATGGAGATAATAGGATGAGTTTATTTTTAGTAACAGGAGTTCATTATATAGAAGTTGAAGCTAATGATAAAGAAGAAGCTTTAGTTAAGTATGAGAATAATGTCAAAGTAAAAAAGAAGAAAAGTTTTAATTCTGGTAAGATAGGATTTATAGATGACTACTATTTATCAGCCGAAGATTGGATTGAAGATTGTACGTACAGTCTTTTAAAAGATTGTAAAAGTAAGGAGAAATAAAGATGGGTTATTGGAAAGAAGCGAAGGCAGAGCTAGATGATATAGGAGATCCTACGGATGGAATTGATATTGAAAAAGAGATGAAGGAAGCAATGATGAATGAATACACAATAAAAGGTACTAGTTATTCCCAGGTTGAGGCTAGAAGCGAAGAAGAGGCAATCCAAAAATATAAAGAAAATATTCTTGAATATATATGTGATGATTGGGAAGTAGATGTAATAGATGATGATGAGGATTACGATGAACAAAGAGGCATTGTAATATGAAATTGGAAACTTTACAAGCCAAGCCAATAGAAGTAACTAAAAAGAAAAATGAAAGCGTACAACGGCTAATTTCACGCTTTAAAAAAGTATTTAGTGAAAGTGGTGTAATGGAAATATATAAAGAAAAAAGATTCTATGAAAAGAAATCGGAGAAAAGGAGACGAGAAAAAAAGAAAACTCGCCTCCTCATGAAAAGACAGCAAAGAAATGAAGATAGTTTATAATTAACTTATAACAGTTGGCTCTGGAATTGGATCTCTATTAAATACTCTTGGATCTCTTAATAGTTTTTGTAATAAAAAATTAGATGATTCCATTTCAGAGCTATCATCTTTAACATTTGTTCTATCTTTTAAAGCTTTAGATAAAAACTCAGCCATATCAGAAGCTCTTATAATATCATCTATTGATTTAGACTCTCCAGCATTTGGTTGTAGCTGATTTCTTCCCAGCATACTAGAAAACTGACTTCTTATAGGAGATTTTGGATTAGTCATTCCTCTTATAAGTTCTTGAATGTCAATTCCTTCAGGAACTTCAACTCCTTCTCTATTAAGATTTGGACTTGTAGTATATAAAATTTCTCTTCCCATAGGAGTCTTAGACATTTCTCCTTGGTTTTTAGTTAGGGAATCTATTAATTCAAATAATTTATCATTCATTGCTCTTTTCCTTTTGTAATTTTTTTAATTCTCTTTTTCTACGCTTGTTCTGTATCGCCAATTTTAAACGCTTTCTCTTTCTATCTTTAGCTTTCTTATTAGGCATTACTTTTTTTTTCTTTATTTAGGGTTAAGTATATTACTAATCATTTCCTGCAATTGTTTTTTGCTTATTTGTTTTAATATATTTTGCTCCATAATATCTGTTGTTTTTGAATATCTTTCCTGGGAAAAGCCTCCACGTTGACCCGCTTTAACTCCTCTTTCTTTATGATATGACGAGTAATCAAGTTCTCCATCTCCTTCGTCGTGTGTAAAGATAGAATGAAGTGGCTCATGGAGTAATGTTTTCAGCGTATGTTCGTCCTGTTTTCCAAAAAGAGAAAAAGTATCTGGATAGGCAGCTTTCATTTCTCTTAATTTAGTTAGTCCAGATATCCAGTTGTTAGCTTCTTTTGTTGGAGGAATGTGTAAGGTCTTATTACCATTTTCTGTTTTAATTTTCTCTCCTTTAAAAGTTGGTCTATTTTTTAAATAAGAGCTTATAGCACCGTCAATAGCGGAAGTATAAGTTCCGCTTTCCCTATAATCTTTTCCATTCTCTGTGAACCTAAACTCATTATCTGGGAAATGATATCCAACCATTCCACCAGCGGTGTCGCCTTTATTAACTCTACTTAATATTTTATTTAAATAAAACTCCAAATCATCGTCGCTTACAGATCCAGATGTCTGTTCGTTGTCTTTCATAAGAGTCTGTAGAGCTTTTTTGTCCAATCCCATGCTAAATAAATCAGCAAAACTTTGTGTGTTTATAGGAGTATATTTTCTATTCTCAAGTCCTGCGTACCTAACATGAGAGGATGGCTTAAATACACCTGGTGTATTCTTAATATTAGATGCCTTTATTATATCATCTATTGATTTAGAGTTTGGATTCACTTCTTTTTTCTTTTTTTAGCAGTCTTAGCTGATCGAGTAAAAGCTTTCTTTGTAGGAGCGCCCTTAGTTCCTGGCTTCCTCATTTTTTCCTTAGAGCCAGCTTTAATTCTTTTTCTCTTAGCGTGTATGTTAGCGTACAGTCCTTTAGGTTTTTTATTTTTTTTTGGCATTACTTGCTTTTATCTCCAAATACTTTTCTTACGTCAGTTTTTAAATAATCTTCTCTTAATAGAGGAACATTAGTTCCTCCAAGCTTATAATTGTATTGACCTCTTTTAAACATATCTAATATTATAGATGCTTTTGTTGACATTTCTTTTTCTTCGTCATCATAATATCTTTGCAAATCTTCGTCAGGCATTCTTTTTAAAAAGGCTTCGCTTCGCCTACCAGACTCTGGCATATCATATATCCCTAGCTCTTTATATTGCTGACCAAACTTACCTGTCTGTAGAGAAGATAGATAGTTTACTAGGTTTATCAATTCATCTACTTTATCTGCACCAGCGTAATTTGCATTTGTCTCGATATTGTTCTCTGGCATACGCATTTTTAACGAAGGCATAGATGAGTTTAAAATGTCTTGTAATGTTTTATCGTTCATACTTATTTTTTCTTTTTAGATTTATTTCTTTTAGATATTCCAGCAGCTTTTCTCTTTGCATCCGCCTTACTGCTTGCACCCCAAGCATTTAAAGATAATAGCAATCTCGTAGGTTTACCATTCTTTCTTTCAGCGCCTGGCATACCACCCATTCTAGCTAAGAAAGATGCTCTTCTTGGATTATCTCCTTTTTTAACAGGAGCTTTTAAAGTACCACCCTTATAAGACGCTCTTCCTTTAGCGTTTAAACCACCCTTAGGATTCTTTCCAGCTTTCCTTGTCCAAGCAGGAGACTTAGGTTTAGATTTTTTCTTAGTCATTATTTTCTCCAACTTTTCTTAGCTGAAGTTTTAGCTTTGTTATTTAAATCTCCGTAATGAAATAATCTTTTACTACTAGTGCTATGTTTTTTTCCAGTATGAAGCTGACCATTTGACATTTTATGATAACCACCTTTATGCTCTTTACCATTTTTTAAATAATGTTTTGAACTCATTGCCATTATGGATTCAACCTTTCTTTTTCTTTTCTTGCGTACCAAGTCATATAAGATGAAAAATTAATATCCTCAAATGTAAATGGATTACTTTCCCTTTTATCATTCCACTCTAGATAAAGTTCCTCACCCTTTTTATAATTAAGTTTTTTATAATGCTCAAATATTTTACTTCTAATTCTTCCTTTTTCAGTAGATATACCCTTTGCTTTCTGACCTGGTGTTTCAAATCTTTCAGCAAATTTCTTGACACTAGTTCCAAACAAACCAGCAAACCCCTTAACACTTCTTTGATAAGTCTCCCAATTTTCAGCACCATATTTTTCTATATTTTTTTGTAAAGACTCTATACCAGAATATGCTTTATCAAGATCAGAAAGAGCCACTGGTGTTAATGTAAACTTAAGAGATGACAATACATCTTCTGAATCTAGCAAGTCAGAAAAGAAACCTAGTGAACCAACAGCGCCCCAAGCCTCTATAAGTCTAGCAAAAAACCCTTCGCTATCTTCTCTTACTACATCTTCTCCACTAAAAAATTTAACTAAGAAATCTTTAGCTCCGTTAACAAAACCAAGACCCATAAGTCCACCAGCTGCCATCCTTAATGGAACAAGAACATTACCCTGTTGGATTTCTCTTTTTAATGTATCTTTGGCATACTTAGCCTGTCTATATCCAAACCTTTTAAATATAAATAAAGGTCTTAACTTTGGATTATTAAATGCAAGAGGGTCTTTAAGTATGTCTTTTTGTAGCTGACTCTCTTTAGCAAATCTATACATAGCATTCTCAATGTTAACATCGGTTAACTTCTTAGAAGGATCTGTTACTCCAAGTCTGCTTAAATTTCTTGTTGCCCATTTGTATCTAAAAGCCTGGTCTTTAAACTGCTTAGTTCTTTTAGCAGGTTTTGACATAGCTATCTTACTTAAATCTTTGACATATACTTCTGCTGTTGAAGCTGCAAGCAATTGGTTTACATAGTTAATACCTTTAAAACCAGATACTGTAGTTAATAAATTAGCAGTATTTGCGAGTCTATTATTGATACCTTTTTCAGTTACAATCTTTTTAAGACCTTCCTTTATACTCCTTGGATTGGTAACTCCCATATCAGTACCAAGTAATATATCCATTACATTATGATGCGTGGCACCAGATTGTCTAATTCTTTTTCTAACTTCTGGTCTTAATAATCTTACTGCACCTTTAACAGTTCTCCAATAACCAGCCTCTACAGCGGTAGATATTAAAGTTTGTGTTACGTTTGGAATAGTAGCAAAACCAAGTCCTATCTTAGTACCATATTCAAAAGACATAAGGGCATCTGCAAGTTTACGAGCAGCAGGTGACATAGCTTTTGCAGGGTCAACGCTTGAAAGACCTGTAAAATTACCATACAATTCTTTCATAACTCTATATTCTACAGGGTCTTTTAATCTTAATGCCTCAAGAAGAGACTTTGCTTTTTCTCCTTTTTTTCCAAACACTTCAGCTGAGGATATTCTTTTACCAAACTTGTCAAGGTATCTAGTTACAACTTCTTTAGCATTTCTTTCGTAGAAATCAGATGGAAGTTTTAACTTTCTTTTCTTTTCTAAATTACCAAACGGAGAATACATCTCACTAAAGACTTCACTTCTTAAATTTTCCATCGCTTCTTTATAACTTAGCTTACCTTCTTTAACTAATTTATTTAAAGCTCTTGTTGTTACTTTGTTAAACTCTCCAGCTTGAATTGATCTTTCGACTATCTTATTAAGCATATTCAAGTCTTTTCTTTTTGTTATTTTATTCTGAAGAAAAGCTTCGTTCTTTGCAATGAAGGGCATAAGGTCGTCAAAAATAATTTTTTGTATATCTTTTCTCATCATTCTTGGAAAGTATTGTTCTATATACCCAGATACTTCTATACCTGTTTTATCAGCAAGCTTATAAGCTTTATCAAAAACAACTTTAACCTTACTAGCTATATCCTTAGCCTCTTTACTTACATTCTTTTTGCCTTCTAAGGCATCAGATACTTCTTGAGGTTTTTTAAATTTTCTAAGACCGCTTGCAAATACAGCTTCTTCCACAAAAGTTCCAACTATCTCAGCCCTTCTAGCATCTGCTTTAGGAATCATATCAAGACCAAGCGTTTGGCTTTCTCCCAGTTTAAGTCTTGCTTCAGCTGACAACATTGGCTGAACAAACTTTTCTGGAAAAATTCTTTCGATTAAAGATTTGCCAGGCTCAATCTCTATTAACTGATTTGGAAGTTCTTTTTTTAATTTTATTAAATCTTGTTCATACTGAAGAGACTTTCTATATTTAAATAATTCTCTAGCACTCATATCTTTACTGCTTGTATTTTTATTACCAGTAATTTGTTTTTTTCTTTCTGCTAAAAATTTATTATCAAGTCCAAATTCTTCTGTAGTAAGCTTTCTTTGAAGACCAGCTACTTGACCAATCCTTTTCTTTCGTAAAGCTTCTGGAGACATTGGTTCTTGAGATCTACCAAATTGCTTAAAAAATTCACCCTTCTGAATTTCCATTCCGCTTTTACCAGTCTTAAGATTCTCTAACTGAAATACACTTAAGGTCTTTCCACCTTTTTCAACAGATCTCTCGCTAACTATTTTAACTTGTTCGCCAGATTTTATATCCCTAAATGATTTTTCAGAAGTCCAGGCTTCACCCTCTATAAATGTTTTTTGTTCTGCTTTTACTCTAAGCTCTGCTTGCTCTTTAACAAACTCTGGTGATGGTTTGTCTTTTACTTTTAACTCTGGTTGAAAGATACCTTCGCCTCTTTTAATTCTTCCTGGTACCTTAAGTGCCATATTAGCACCACGTATACCAAGAACCATTCCACCAGCGTGAAGAAAATCCTGAGGTGTTGGAGCCCTTAAATCTATTAATGGTTCTGCTATACCAAAACCTGCTATTTCTTGAGCTACTCTTACTGATTGACTTGAACCTTTAAATGCTGCTCTACCACCTATACCTCCAGTAACAGCACCAACAACAGCACTTTTTCCAGCTGTCTTAAGAACTTCTTCAAAGTCTATTTCATTAGTATCTATTTCTTGAGCCATAGCATCGGCTATGCCACTATAAACTCCAAGAGCAGCAGCACCTGTACCAGCACCTATACCAGCCTTACCAGCTAAAGTAGCAGCTCCTTTTTGCAATACATCTTCAGCAAATTCTTTTTTAACTCCAGCCCTTATCATCTGTCTAAGTGCTAGCTTACCAGCTTTTTTAGCAGCTTGTCCACCTATGCCACCTCCAGCAGCAAAGGTTAAAAGATCTGCAGGCATAAAAAAACTTGTTACAGCAGCGCCTATGTCCGAAAGAACTCCTGGGTTATATCCTTCTAAGTCAAAAGGAGCTTCACCAGTGGCAAGCTGTTGAGCCATGCCAGTTACTGATTCGTTATATCCTTTTTTTATAACATTTGGAATATAGTTAAAAAGTCTTGATGGGTCAGCTTTTTGTGGCTTATATGTTAATTGAGTATAAAAATCTTGTCCACTGCTTATACCACTTTCTAGTTCTTCACTACTTCCAAACGTTCTTATTGATTCGATATCGCTATCATCTTCAGTAATACTTGTGTAGAAACTATAATCTTTTTCTTGAGGCATATATTACTCTTCTTCGTCTAGTGATTCTAAAAGTTTATAAAAATCAACAGCAGTCAGTCCAATACCTGCTAAGGTTGCACCTGCAATTATATATGGATTAGCTGTTGCAGATGCCGAAGCAACTCCTCCAACAATTCTTTTTGCAGCTGATTTTTTCATAAGCGGAGTAAGTTTACTTAAAAGCCACTTACTTCCTTTCTCTTTATATAACTTAGATACTTTCTTAGCTACTGCTGGAAGACCTATGCCAGTTGCAATTCCACCAGTTGGATCTCCAAGTGCTTCACCTATTTTTGCAGATGCACTAAAATAACCCCAGTTTCTAAGTGGCTTTGCAAGCTTTGTTGATTTCATAAGACCAGCTTTAATCTTAGCTAACCTCCATTGATTTGGATTTCTTATTAACCTTTCAAGATCAGCGTCTTTTAAGCTTGGTGAAAGTTTTAAGCGTCTCATTGTTTTTATTACTTTTTTAACTTGACTGTCAAGCTCTAAATTTAATTTAGACAACTTTGCTTTATTTTTTCTTTTTCCAGTAATCTCGCCTATCTCTTCTATTAACTTTTCTACCTTAGGCATCATCTGGCCTGGCTTACCTGGAGTATCTAATCCGACTAAATCTAAAAACTTAACTACATCTTTTCCAGGCATTCCACTAATTTGCTTAACAGCCTTAATAGCCTCAGCTCCTTTTTTGTTCATGTATGAAACAGCTTTCTTCGCTGGTTCTTTTAATAAGTATCCAGTTGCTGCACCAGCTAAAATCTTACCCTCTGTGTCAAGTTTGCTAAAGTCATTTAAAAGCTCATCTCCAGTTCCTGGTGGTGGAGGTGAAGTTTTTTCAATGTTTTTTATTTTAACAATAATCTTATCTAATTCAGTTTGTCTTTCTTTTTGACTGTAGGTATCAGCTCCCTCACCAGTTGCATATCTACTTTCATAAGCATCAATTATATCTTGATACTTACCACCTTGTCCAAAATACTCATTTATATTTTCCTCTGTAAGATCAATACCAGAATCTTTTAAAGCTAGCCTTGTACGACTTCGAAGCTCTGTTCTAATAGAGGTTGGGTCAAACGGAATAGCAAGCTCATATAATTTTCTAAATTGATTTGTTGAATTATTTTTCAAGCCTTCAATTCTTCCTCTTTCAGCTATTACTTCTGGAGTATTTATTCCAATCAATTTACCTAATTGAGTATTATAAGATTTTATATCACTCATATATAACTGAGCTTGAGCTAAAGTTTTTGGGTCTTTAAATTTGTTTCTTAATTGATTGTCTACTATATTAAAAGCAGCTGCATCATTGCCTTGCATGTAGAAATTTTTAGCTTGGTCAGTATAATATTTCTCTATACCTACATCTTCAAGCATTTTTACATTTTCACCTGCTTGCTTTATACCAACATCAAGAGCACCAACTCTAGACTCACTAAGATCAAAACCAGCTGTAGACCTAATGTTACCAGACTTTAAAAGACTATTATAATAATCTTTTTGACCTTGTAAATTAGTTATAGTAGAACCTTGATTAATAAGATTAGAATCAAAATCCCTATTGTCTATTTCAGTTTGCCTTCTTAAGCCATCTTGATATCTAGTTTCATTTTGATTAAACTCTTGAAGATATCTTTTTTCTTCCTTTTCTTGCTCAATTTCAAACCTAGCTTCTTTTCTAACATTTGCTAGCTCTTGACCTAGGAAAGTAGGTAAGGTTCTGTTTAGTAAATTTTCTAAAGGACTTGCCATTATGATGTTGCTCCGTATGTTTCCGCCCACCATTCATCAGCTGTTAACTCTGGTCGGTTTTTTCTTTCATCAGCAAATTCTTTTGAATACTGATCAAATAAATATTGGCTACCACCAGTATTTATATCATTTGCTTGAAAATATGATGTTAATAAACTCTGTGCCATTCTTTCTTCTATGCCTTTTGGCATGACAGTATCTGTTTCTACACCTTCTACTAAAGAGGAACCAGAATTAGATGTTCCTGATGTTCCTGATTTGCTTGGGTCAGCGCTATATATACTACTAGCTAAATTCGTAAGACCACCTAAATAATCAAAAGCCGTTCTTCCAACAGCAGCTCTTCTTTGACCTAATTTTTCTCCAAGGCTAGATAAAGCCATATTGCCTTTTCTTTTTACTTCTCCCATTACACCTGAAATAGCGCCTTGCCTTGCCCCAGATTTCGTAAAACCTCTCCCAACATTCTCTACAACGTCTTGAACACCAGTCATTAGACCAGAAGATACTTGGTCTCTAATATCAGATTTTTGTTCTTTTCCAAATCTTTCTACTTCTCCGTAAGATTCCATAGCTAAATTTGGGTCAAACTTAGGCATACCTCCAAACTGATCTAAAAATTGTTTAGATTGATTAGCTCCAAAACCATATAAGCCTGGTAACTCTTCTTTCGCTGTTGTAAAATATTTAAATTGATCTTCACCAATCCCCATCTTCCTCAATAACTCTTTATATTGTTCTTCGTCCATAGCCTACTCCTATTTAAATATATCACTTAGTAATGTTTCTTGATCTAAACCATCAATATTAAAAGATTTAAACAAGTCTTTTGTATTTGAAAACTTTCTAGGGTCAAACCCTGTATTCATTAAACCTTTTGATCGATTAAAATTTGAAGAGTTAGCTCCATATTTTCCTAATTGAAAATCGTTATTTAAAAGACTAGTTTTATTTCTAACAAATCTTGAAGTCTGGTCGTTAAAAGTTCCACTATCAATAGAGCTTGCGCCTTTTTTAGTTAAAGAAGATTTTGTTTTATTTAAAATTTTAGCCCTTCTAGTTTCCTCTGCAGCTTTAAATGCATCAAAGAAATTTCCACCCTCTTTAATATTTCCAAATATGTCCTTTAAATAATCTGGAGTAAAGCCAGCTGATTTTGTTTGCCCAGACGTTATTAAATCTGTAATTAAATTAGGAATCATTCCTTCGTCGAATTGTGTTTCAGCATTACTGATAAAATCTGAAATAGTGTTAGCTTTAGAATCCAGTCTTTTTCCTGCTGTTGAAAGAAAAGTAGTCTCTGGTCTATCAACATCTAAATCTCTATATGGGTCAGCAACCTTTTCTCCAAACGGATTGCTAGAAGTAAATCTTCTATCTTTTGTTACTCCTTGAAAAACATTACTAAGGGTACTTCCAATCGGAGTTCCAGTTATAAAATCAAGAACCTTTCCAAAGCCTCTAAGGTTAACACCTCTTGATCTTTGATTTTTTATATCTCTTTCACGATCAGACGCTGCTTCTTGTAAAGCTATATCGTATTCTTGAAGAGCTCTTTTATCTTTTTCAAATATTTTTTTAATGTTTAACTTGCTAAAATCAAAACCTAACTTTTGCTGACCACCCATTCGTCCTAATAATTCATATATAGTAGGCATACTAACTCCTTGTAAATTCTAAATAATACCAAGCACCAAGCTCTTTTCTATAAAGCCTAAGCTTGCCATCTGGTGTTTTAACAACTCTTTGTTCTCCGTCATTTCCAGAAGATTTAGCTGGATACCCTATCTGTAGTTTTGTACCCACACTTTTTGAATTGTATAAAAATCTTTTTTCTCTATCAATGCTCATTATGTAACTCTTTTATATATAGGTTTATACTCTACAGTAACACTATTTAATTTATGATCTGCGTGAATTCCATTAAAGTTTATTTGCGGTTGAAATGATGATACAGATATTGGTGTTGTAAATGTAAACCTATGCACATCTAAATCGCTAGCTGTAGTTGATAACTGTACACTAGATGCAACTCCAGTCCCTCCGAAAGAGCTATCTTCTACTCCAGCATCACTAGTTTTTTTATATTGAAAACCGTTAGTGCAATTAGCTCCTGTAGCATATTCAACAGTAACTCCATATATTTTCTTAACTAATCCTGGTAAGCCGAAGTCATCATTTTTTAATTGTATTCTTAATGAAGCTGATGTATCTGGTTCTCCATCGTAAGTTTTTATTTCATCTGTGGATTTACAAATAGCTGTATTATTCTTATAATCAACTATAGGGTTAGTTAAGGTAACATCATTTGTAACAATTCCAGTATTTTCACTAATTCTTGTAAATGTATTTGTAGAAAAACTATATATATAACCTTGTGTATTCACATTGCTAATTCCAGTACAATCTTTTATTATTCCTAAATGCTTATGAGTAGGCTCATAAAAAAGTATAGTCTTATTAGCGTGGAAGGTTAATGTTTGGCTAGTCTTTGAATCTCCAGTTGTATCAGTTGATAATTCAAAGTCATTTTCATCTGTTACAGAAGAAACAGTTGCTCCTTCTGGAATACCACTTCCACTTACAAGCATACCTGGAATTACTCTAGCTGTACTTGTCATTACTATAGTGGGGTCGTTATTATAAGCACAAGTATTATCTACAAAAGATTGAGCATAAAATGATGGAGAGAATGTTCCTTTCCATTCTGATTCTTTAATTTTTGTTTGTAAGTTTCTTACTTCACTACCATCATAAAAAAATAATCCATTTGGATTAGCCCAAGCAATCCCAAAATCAGTTTTAATAACAGCTGAATGAAACAATACACCCATATTTTTATGCTCTGATTCTAAAAACCATTGAGTGTCAGAGCCACCGCCTATATTAATAATATAAAGGGTTTTATCTTTAAAGGCAAGAAGTCTATCAGCATAAGATTCTAATTTTACAAACTCTTCTCCATCATTAATACCTATATCTAAAAAGTTTAATTCTGGAAATGAATTAAATTTATTTTTTAAGCTATAACGTATTTGATCGCCATGATTTTGCAAAGTATTTGTCTTGTCTACATATTTTAGATTTGCTAGAAAAACCCTTCCGTTAGTTACAACGCTAGTCTGGTATTTTTCTCCAGCTGCTCCTATTGTAAGAAATTGGGTATCTGGACTAAAACCATTTAAAGACCCATAATCAACTAAATTTTGAGAAAGAGAAACAAACTCACTGAAGAATAATCCAGTTGTCCCTACAATTGTTTTAGCCCAGTAGACGTATGACCCATCTAAACTTGGTCTTGCTCCTTTTTCAATACTTATATCAGCAAACAATATCCACGCATCGTCAGAACTTGATTCTTTATAATAAATTCTACCACCTATTATGTCGTCAGAGTATCCAATTGTTCCAGTATTAAAATTATCATGTGCTAAAATAGTGCCAGTTATTTTTTGATTTGCTGTTACCGTTACTCTACCAGGAAGTTCATAAAGCAAAGACTCTTCGCCTCCAGTATAAACAAAACTACTTGCAAATTTATAATTTCCAGCAGCCCAAGACCCTCCAGAAGATGTTTTAAAATCAACATTAAATCCTCCTGTTGTTTCAGTTGCTATTGGAGGATATATAGCATAAGCTTCTTCATCATCCCAAATTGCTCCTGAGCCTGGCATAACTAAAGTGGTTGCGTTTGTTTGGCTTGTAATTAATTCTTCTCTTGGCCCTAAACCTGAAGTGTGCCTTGTTGCCCAATAAGTACCTAAATCAAGTGCATCATTGAAGGTATAAGCAGTTGCTCCAGAACCTCCAATAAAAGCATCAGCTTCAGCTGCTACAAGAGCTGTAGTGCTATTTCCACTAGCAGCAGTTGTGCCTATTATATGTTCTCCACATATACCAACTGTAGGAGCAAGGAGAGTAGTATTAAAAGATTTCCATCCAGGAGCACTAGTAGTGCTTGTGAATAAGATTTCTGAAAATTTAAATCTTGATTTTGGAATTAAATATCTATAATTTTTAACTACAGTAGAAACATTAGCAGTGTTAGTGTCACATATTTTAACATTTCCATCAGCTATGTGATATACAACTTCTGCTTGATTTACTCCAGTATTTGCTCCTAAACTTATATCGTTAATATCCCAAGCAACATAATTTTCTAAATCTAAAATATGAATTACAGAATTACCAGATCCATCATCTGCATCTGCAAGAAAAGTTCTTGTAGTGGATTTATTAACACCACCAGAGCTATAATCAAATGAAGCTTGAAATAAACCATAACCAGGTTGGGATGCGGTTAAATCAGGTTCAACATAATCAGTTGTGTTATCTTGAAAAAAACCTATATTTTTAACAACTCCAAATTCATCTAAATTAGCATTATCAGCGAGAGCTAATTCATTTTCTTGAATAGAGCGAGCATTGGTTTTAGTATTCATGCCACCATCAAATCTATCATATGTTTTAAATAGTTTAGGCATTAGTCCTTTATCTCAAAATGTACTAAGTCATCAAAATTATTATCTTTAGTGTGCGTATCCTGATCCCAGTCTCCGCCCCAGCGAATATTCAACCCCATTTGCGAAGCGATACCTAAAACCAATCCACTAAAATAATGAAACCTATCGCGATCATTCCAATCGACTGGATAGGGAGCCACGTCGACAGCAATACTAGGACTTTTATTGTGTTTACCATTAGGAAACTTAAGTTTACTATTGCCTTTATTGTATGCTGCATCTTGCTTTTCCTTCCCACGATTACCTTCTATGATTGTACAATCAAAATGCTTAACTACTTCGTTAAACAAACTGACTAATCTTTCATCGCAAGTGTGTAACTTAGATTTACTTTTTGTGCTAAACCTTGGCATTATGAAAAAGTCTCCAATAATACTTTAACTTCAGCCCAAACTTTATCATCTTTCTTAGACTTAGTTGCTTTTACTGCTGTATCTCCAACCATCATAAGAAGCTGTACCATACCAATCTTCTTAACTACTTTTTTTATTAACATTTTTAACATTCTACTTTTTCCCTGCTACTTTATATATAGCTTTTTTAACTGATGTCCAAATTAAATCATCCCATTTAGATGGGCTAAGAGCTACTATTTTATCCATTGCCATAAGACCAATAACTACGTACTCCCAATTACCTTGAATCCATTCCATTTTCTATTCTCCTTTAAATAACCAACTTATTAAAGAGCCAAATACAACAACAATCATTGAGCCTACACCTTGCAGTTTTGACACAGATGATTCTAGAGTACGGACTCTACCATTTTGTTCTTTTATTAAACTTTTAATTTCGTCAGTAGTTTCTTTAATATGAGTAACCTCACTGCTTTGTTTAGCATTCATAACGGTTAACTCTTCAAGTCTACTATCAACATTAACACGCCATCTTTCTATATCGACTTTATTCATTTTCCGTTCATCCTACCTTTTAAATATGATAAGTTATCCGTTACATCATTTAATTCTTTTACAATATCTTCTCTATGTCTCGCAGATATATCATCTGATTTATTCCATCTGTCTAACATCTTTAAAACAATACTCTCTACATTAGCCACTTTAGCCTCAGCTTTGATAATTGATTGTCTAATTGAATCTAAATCTTCATTTTGTACTTTTTGACTTTTAATTAAATTAATTATCATCATTGCAAATAATACTACTATAATTCCAACTGCACCATATTCTGCATACAAACTAAAAACTTTAGTGTCAATCATTTAAAACCTTTTTAGTTGCTCTTAATCCTATTATAACTAAAGCTCCTAGAGCTACAGTTAAAAACATATCTTCTCTGATACTAAAAGCAATTATAATAGATTCAACCATCATAGCCGAGACTATGGCTTTATCTATTATATTACTCTGATTTTTCTTTGTCGCTTTCATTAACAGAAGCTTTCAAAGCATCTACAAACGCTTGTTTTCCAAATCGTAACTGAATCAAATTAAACTCAGCTGACTGTAGTTTCCTATCAAGATCAGCTACATGATTTACCATTGCTTTTTGTTCATTGCTCATTGATTCAATATCGTATTCTTTGTCGTCTATCTTAAGTACAGGCTGTTCTTTTTGTGTTTTAGCCATTAGTAACTCCTTTGTTTGTTTGTTTTTTAATTATATTTTGTGTTTAAAGAATCTAAATCTTTTTGTATTGTCATTATTAGTGAATCCACTTCAAATATTTGCTGATGAATTTCTTCCATGTCTTTATTGTAACCTGCTATAAAAGTATCGTCTGAGCAACTTGACATAAACATCATTAGTCCCACAATAATAGCCACGCTTAAAATGTTTGAACAAACACTAAGTATGACTTTTTTATTAGGAAGTATTTTAATTTTAAATTTAT